GGCTACGTGAATGCTGTCGAACGCTTGTCTAAGCCCTTGAATTCGCGTATCGGCCAATTCCGCGAGCGTATCAAGGCAGGGGCTTTCCAGCGTGCCATCGAACGCAACGACGATATTCACGTGCTGCTGAATCATGATATTAATCGCGACCTTGGCTCTACCAAGCAAGGCAATCTAGATCTGCACGAGGACAGCATTGGGCTTCGTGCGAAGGCGACTATTACCGATGCTGAAGTAGTCGAGAAAGCCAAGCATGGTGACCTTGTGGGCTGGAGCTTTGGCTTCAGTGACCGCGACGTGGATACACGCGACGAGGGCGGCATGATGACACGTGACGTTAAGGACTTGGACTTGTACGAAGTATCAATCCTTGACCGCTCAAAAGTACCGGCATACGACGGCACGATCATCCAAGCGCGAGACGCTAACGGCGACGAAGTGCATTTGAATACAGGTGAGGTGATGGCCGACGATAAGCCGGAAATCATCGAAGAAAAACCGGCTGAAAAACCGGCTGATAAGACTGAGGAAGACCCGCAGAATACGCGCGATAATTCCGAAGAAAAAAATAGTACAATTGATTACGGCGAATGGGAAAAGCTCATTGCCGAATTGAAGGAGGATTAATCATGCAGTTGAAGAACATGATTGAGCGCAAGAATGAGCGCATTACCCGCGCCGAGGAAATCCTCAAGGGTGCGGAATCCGAGAAGCGCGAGCTGACCGATGATGAAGCCGCAGAACTGGCTGAGATCCGTGATGACGTGCGCAAGATTAAGGATGCTTTGAAGATCAACGATGAACTGGGGGCTGATGATAAGCAGCCGAAGGAGGAGGCGAAGCCGATGGGCGACAACGGTGATAAGCCGCAGGATACCGAGGCGCGAGAGCTGCGTGCTTTCGAGGCGTATCTTCGCGGGGATAAGGTGATGCAGGAGCGTACCGGCGAACTCACCCTCACCGATAATGGCGCGGTAATCCCCGCCTCTATCGCCAATCAGATCGTGAAGAAGGTGTACGACGTTGCTCCGGTGCTTCAGAAGTCACAGAAGTACAACGTCAAGGGTAAGCTTCAGCTCCCGTACTACGATACGACCAATGGCGGGATCAATGTGGCTTACGCTCAGGAGTTCACGCCACTGGCTTCTTCCAATGGCGAGTTCAAGAGCGTTGAGCTTTCCGGCTATCTCGCTGGCGCATTGTCCAAGATCAGCAATTCCCTGATTAACAATTCGCAGTTTGATATCGTGAGCTTCGTGGTCAATCAGATGGGTGAGGATATCGCTCGCTGGATCGAACATGAGCTTCTTGTTGGCACGTCCGAGAAGGTTGCCGGGCTTTCCGGCATCACCAACACGACCACTGCGGCTGCGGCTAACGCCATCACGGCTAACGAAATCGTCACCCTGAAGGATTCCATCAAGGACGTGTTCCAAGGTAACGCAGTGTGGATTATGAGCAACAAGACCCGTACCGCCCTGCGCTTGCTGAAGGGCACCGATGGACATTATCTGCTTCAGGATGACATCACCTCTCCGTTCGGTAGCACTCTCCTCGGCAAGCCCGTGTATGTCTCTGACAATATGCCGGAGATCGGTGCTAAGGCTGCGCCAATCTACTATGGCGATCTGACTGGCCTTGCCACGAAGTTCACGGAGGATATTTCCACGCAGATCCTGCGCGAAAAGTACGCGGACGAACACGCGACCGGTGTTGTGGCTTGGTTCGAATTTGACGCGAAGGTGCAGGACGCTCAGAAGCTGGCGAAGCTGGTGATGGCAAGTGCATAAAGCGTTGAAGTCTTTTAGCGGCGTGATCTCCATGTGTGAGGGTGAGACACGGGAGATTGAGGACGCTGACCTTGTAGCCGATCTGTTGCGTGCCGGGTACATTGAGGAAGTCAAGCCCACGAAGGAGATTGAGGACGCTGACCTTGTAGCCGACGTGCTGGATGCCGTGGGCGGGGAGGAAGCCAAGCCGAGGGGCAGGACTAAGAAAACCGCAACGAAAACCGAAGAATAGCCTGAATGGTGGTGGCAATGATGGAGATTACTAAGGTATCGGATATTACGGTGCAGGCGCTCGCTGATTATCTGCGGATCGCTGACCCGTCCGGCGCTGATAATACTCTGCTTGCCGCCATCATCAAGGCTGTTCCTGCTTATATGAGCAAGTACACTGGTTTGAGCGCGGCTGACTTGGACAAGTCTTCGGACATGGTTATTGCCGCGCTCTGCTTGGCTCAGGACATGTACGATAATCGGAGCATGTACGTGGATTCGGCTAATCCTAATCTCACTGCGCAGTCGGTTCTCGACATGCACAGTATCAATTTTTTACCGTCCGGTGGTGAGCAATGATGATGAACGCTGGACGTTTTGACCATCGGATCAAGATAGTCAAGGCTGTGAAAACCTATGATAAGGACGGCTTGCCTATTGTCAGCCGTGAGACTGTCTTGGAGCCTTACGCAAGCGTTAAGACCACTAGGGGGTATACGCTTATCGCCAATAATTCGGATTTTGAAGCGGCTACGACCAACTTCACGATCCGGTATCCCGGGACTGTTGTTATCGACCGGGATATGCTTATTGAGTACGCTGGGAAGACGTACACGATTGAGTACTTGAACAACGTGGATGAAGCTAATACCATGCTTGAGATACAAGCAAGGCTGGTGAAGCACTGATGGCTAGATTCGATGCGGAAATGCCCACCGAGCTACTTAAACTGTTCGATGAATTGGGTGCCGATGCGCATAAGATGCTGGGTGAGATGACGCAAGCTGGCGCGGAAGTGGTGCTCGCAAACGTTAAGGCGAATGTGCCTGCTAGCTTCCGTGGCTCTGATATCATGAATTGCCTGCGGATAACGCGAGTGTACAGGACGCCTAGCGATGATGGTGTGAATACCAAGGTCGCGTTCTATGGGCGTTTCACCAATAAGGCTGGCGAGGTCGTTCCCGCAGAGCTTGTGTGCAATGTCATGGAGTACGGGCGGAGCACTAGCCCGTTCAAGAAGCACCCGTTCATGCGTAAGAGCTTCAAAAAGAAGGAGATTGAAGCGGCTATGCAGAAGGTGCAGGATAAGTACATTCCGAAGGGGTGAGTGGTGTGAATGAGGCTATTCTTGATCTTTTCAAGGACTTTGAAGTAGGCGGTAAGAGTATCCCCGTGGCTTTCGCCTATTATGATGGGCATGGCGAGCCTTATGTGACGTTTACCCGTGAGGATGATTCCGGATCATACAGTGCGGACGATAAGATTCAAGCGTGGGTCACATATTACGACTTCGACGTTTACACGAAGTCTGATTATATCGCTATCTGTGACGCGGTACGCGATAGACTTGAAGGGGCGGGGTGGACGTGGCAACCGTCACGGAGTAGCCCGGATCAGTACGAGACGGAGACGGGCTACTATCACACGACGCTGAGTTTTGCTATGGAAAGGAGCTAATGAAATGGCGCAGATTGGACTTACTAATCTCTGGTATGGTCTGCTGACGGAAGCAGAGGACGGTACACCCTCTTATGCTGGTGCGAAGTCTTTCGGTAAGGCTGTCTCGGCTAAGGTGGACGTGTCTACGAATGATGCGACGCTTTATGCTGACGATGTGCTGGCGGAATCCGATAAGAGCTTCCAGAGCGCGAAGGTGACGCTGGGTGTTGCCGATGATGATATGACCATCTTCGCGGAGATCCTTGGTCACACGGTGGCTGAGAGTGGCGGTGAGATGGTGCGTTCCGCTGATGATGCAGCGCCTTGGGTCGGTCTTGGCCGTGTCGTGACCAAGATGGTCAACGGCAAGTACGTGTATAAGGGCGAATTCATTTACAAGGTGCGTTTTGCCGAACCGTCTCAGGAGGACAGCACCAAGGGCGAATCCGTGGACTTTTCCACGCCTGAGATCGAGGGTACTGCCGCGACGCTGGCTAATGGTGATTGGTCTGCCGCGCAGGTGTTCGATACGAAGGCTGCTGCTGTTACGTGGGTGAAGGGTAAGCTGGCGGCTAAGGATGGCGGAGGGGCAGCGGCCACTACTGGCTCTCATAGCTGACATTTCCGTGAGATAATTGGGCATGGCATGTAATATGTCATGCCCTTACTTTTAGGAGGTAATATCATGGCTAAGAAAACGAATGATGCGATTGTCTACAAGGGGCAGGAATACCACCTTGCTTTCAACCTGAACGTCATGCAGGCGATTCAGGAGGAATACGGCTCACTGGACGAGTGGGGCAAGCAGACGGAAGGCGAGAACGGCGAACCTAACGCAAAGGCGGTTATCTTCGGGTTCGCGGCAATGCTCAATGAAGGCATCGATATCAGCAACGAAGATAATGGCACGGATATCAAGCCGCTCACGCTGAAGCAGGTCGGGCGATTGATCGGCGCTGTCGGGATGGACGCTATCACTGCGCAGATGCAGGATATTGTGGTCGCTTCCACTGAGGACGGCTCAAAAAACGAATAATCCACGACGATGACGTGATTTTTGACCAAGACCCGGCCATTGATTTCGCGTGGATTCTTTTCATTGGTCGGGCGCGGTTGGGCTTGTCCTCTGACCGTGAGGTTATGCGCCTGACGCTCAAGGACTTCATGGCACGTTACAGCGCTTATCAGCAGGTTTTCGACATGGAGAACATGCTGCGAGCCAATAATACCACGTATGAAGCTGTGAAGCGTAAGCAGGAGCAGGAAGAAGAATGGTTCTAGGAGGTGTCTTAGGTGGCAGGATTTGGCGGCGCGGTTAAGTTACAAGGGGAGTCTGAATATAGGCAGGCGCTGACCCGTATCTCGCAGAATCTGCGTGAAGTCGGATCTGAGATGAAGGTCGTGTCCTCGCAGTATGCAAAGAGCGACAATTCGCAGGCGGCATTGACGGCACGAACTGAAGCGCTGAATAACAAGATGGCTGCGCAGAAGGAAAAACTGAGCGTCCTTAATGCGCAGTATCGCGCAATGAGTGCACAGTACACGGCGAACAATACGAAGCATAAGGAGCTTGTCGCGTCGTATGATGCTGAGAAGCAGAAGCTTGCGCAGATCGAGGCGACGCTTGGCAAAACGTCTCCGGAGTATCAGGCTCAGGCGAAAGTCGTGGCGAATCTGGCGCGTGATGTGGATAAGTCTTCGGCTGCTGTCAATGCCAATGAGATCGCCATGAGCAAGATGCGCGTGCAGATGAATAATGCTCAGGCGGATATCAACAAGACTGATTCGGAGATTAAGAGCTTGTCGCCTGATATGGATAAGGCGGGCAAGGCTGCGAGTGAGCTTGGAGAAGAGACTGCTAAGAGTGGTAGGCAGGCGCAGGAAGCTGGCGACGGGTACACGGTATTCAAGAATGTGCTGGCGAATCTTGCGACTAGTGCGATTGGTGCTGCTGTCAATGGGCTTAAAAATCTTGGCTCTGCTGTAGTCAATATCGGCAAGCAAGCCATCGAAGCATATTCCGCTTTCGAGCAGGCAAAGGGCGGTATCGACACGCTTTTCGGAAATGGTGATTTGACCATCGAAGAATATGCGGCGAAAATGGGCAAGAGCGTGGACGAAGTGCGCGACAAGTACAATCAGCTCACCGACGCACAAAACACCATGCTCGCTTACGCCAATAACGCTTTCCAGACGGCGCAAATGTCAGCTAACGACTATATGCAGACTGCTACCAGCTTCTCGGCTTCGCTGATTGAATCTGTCGGCGGTGATACCCGCAAGGCGGCTGATTACGCGAATCGTGCCATCGTGGATATGAGCGATAATGCTTCCAAGATGGGCACTAACATGCAGGATATCCAGAACGCCTATCAGGGGTTCGCTAAGCAGAATTACACCATGCTCGATAATTTGAAGCTCGGTTATGGCGGTACGCAGTCGGAGATGAAGCGTCTTATTCAGGACGCTTCCACGATGACTGACGTGCAGGAGCAACTTGGTGTAACCGTCGATGCGTCCAGTATGAGCTTCGGTAATATTGTCAGCGCGATTAGTGTCATGCAAGCACATCTTGGTATTGCTGGTACGACTGCGAAGGAAGCGGCTGGCACTATCGAAGGCTCCATGAACATGGTGAAAGCGAGCTGGCAGAACCTATTGACGGGCATGAGTTCCAGCGAAGCCGACATGAACACGCTTATTGGTAATCTTGTCACGTCTGTTGATGCTTTCAGTAAGAATATTATGCCGCGTATTGCACCGTTGATGAGTGGCATGGTGCAGACGGCTGTAGCATTGTTGCCTCAAGCCGTCAATATGCTTACTAATCAGTTGTTGCCGCTTATTACCGCTCAAGTGCCGAATATTGTGAGTGGCTTGTCGCAGGTGGTGCAGGCGGTTATCGCGGCGCTCCCGCAGATTATGAGTGCGTTGACTGCCGCCTTGCCGCAGATCGTGCAAGCCCTGCTCACGCTTCTGCCGCAGTTGATTGGGGCTGGTATGCAGATGCTTACTAGCCTGATTCAGGGCATCACCGAAGCATTGCCGACGCTTGTCGGCATGTTGCCGACGATTGTGCAACAGGTTGCATCAGTGGTGCTGGCTAATTTGCCGTTGATTATCCAAGCGGGCGTGCAGCTGCTTATTGCCTTGACTAATGGCTTGGTGGAAGCCTTGCCGCAGCTTATCCAGATGCTCCCGGGGATCGTCATGCAGATCACCGACGTGCTACTGAATAATCTGCCGTTGCTCGTCACTGCCGGTATCCAGATCCTTATCGCCCTAATCCAAGGCATCACTAAGGCGATCCCTCAATTGATCGCCATGCTCCCGCAGATCGTGGTGAAGATTGTGAGGACGCTCAGCGCGCATTTGCCTGAGATTCTTAGTACTGGCTTGCAGATGATGGTTCAGCTTGCGGCGGGTATCGTGAGGGGTATCGGCAATGCCGTGAGTGGCGCGAGAAATGTCGTGAGCAACATTGTCGGGGCACTCAGGCAGGCTCCTAGCATGGTGCTTGACATCGGTGCGAATATCGTTAGGGGCTTGTGGCAAGGAATCAAGAATTCGGTCGGCTGGCTTCGTGACAAGATTAGCGGCTGGGTAAGCGGGATTATGAAGGATATCAAGGGCTTCTTTGGTATCCACTCGCCTTCCCGTGTTATGCGGGATGAGGTCGGCAAGTATCTGGCTGAGGGTATTGGTGTCGGCTTCGAGGACGAGATGGGCAATGTGTCTAAGCAGATGATTGATGCGATGCCCAGTTCTGATGCTTTCGCGCAGACGTATGATCTGGGCGGTGTGTCGGCGGCTCAGCAAGCGGCAACCGGCTACGGGTATGGATCGCAGTCTAACCTGATTAATGCGCTGGTTGAAGCCTTGCAGAATGTGCGCGTGGTGCTGGACGATGAAGTGGCTGGGCGTTTTGTCAAGAAGACGGTCACAGCCGCCATCTATGGATAAGGAGGATTGAAGTATGGAAGGTTTCGCATATACCCGTCCTTGGGTGCTGATCAATGATAAGCCTTCGTATGGCGTTAATGGCTTGATTGTAACCTCGCTTCCGCCGATCACGAAGCCGAAGATGCGCTTTGCGAGCGAGGAAATCGACGGTCGTGATGGTGATATCATCACCACGCTCGGCTATCAGGCTTACGACAAGACACTGAGTATCGGACTACACGGCAACTTTAATATTGACAAGGTTATCGAGTTCTTCGCTACTAGCGGGACTATCACTTTCAGTAATGAGTCTGATAAAATCTACCGATTCCAGCAGCTTGATTCCATTGATTTTGAGCGACTAGTGCGATATCGGACGGCTGACGTGAAGCTCCATGTCCAGCCGTTTAAGACTGGTCGGCTTCAGCGCCCTAAAGTCTTTACGAGTGCGGACGCTCAGGCGGTGGTGACGAATGCGGGGAATGTGTCGGCGGCACCGAAGTTGACTATCAATGCTACCGGCAATGTTGGAATCTATCTTGATGGCTCGCAGATCGTCAGCGTCACTAATACCGGCGATTACACGCTTGTGATCGATGTGGCCAACTTGGAAGCGTCCACACCGGAAGGTGTGCTAATGAATCGGGCTATTACCGGTGACTATCAGCGGCTGACGCTTTCGCCGGGTGAGCATTCGATAAAATGGAGTGGGACGGTACATAGTCTCACCATCGAAGATTATTCACGATGGATCTAGGAGGATTAATTATGGCTGTAATTACCCAAAATTACGACATTGACTTAAAGGCTACCGGCGAGTTCCCGGTAGTCAAAATGTCTCAGTTTGACACCG